AGAGATGGACAAACTACTTCAGCAAATTTTTTAGATGATTACGAAGAAGGCACATTTACAGTAAGGTTTTCAGGGAATAGCCTTACAGATGATGAAACGTTTTCCTATACCAAAATAGGTAATCAGGTGACGGTTGTTGGAAGAGTTGTTTTTGATGTAGGTGCCGGAGGTCATACTATAACAATTTCCAGTCCAAATAATACCTTACCTTTTACACCAAAAACAAATACTTCAGCTATTTTAGTTTCTACAATGAACAGATTAATTGATAATGCGACTGATGGTGTTCAATTGCTGACTGATAATGGCAACGCAACTCTTTATTTAAAACGAGTTACAACAGCAACAGATGCGTATACTGCAACAAATTTAAATGCAGTTCAAAAAACAAATGTTTCATCTCCAACAGCTATTTATTCAACCTTTTCCGGTACATATTTAACTTCCTAAAGGGAAAATATGTCTTTAAAAAAACAAACAATTACAGACAAAATCGAGTCTGTAAGAGTACAAGATCACTATGTACTTCAGGTCCGTGAAGCAATTCAGGTGCTTGAAGATGGCAACTTACTTTCACAAAACTTTCATCGTTATGTTCTTCAACCAAATGCAGATACTTCAGCAATATCTGATCCAGTAGTCTTAGCCCAGTTTAATGCGGTTATGACACAAGAAGTAAAAGATAACTACAGTAAATTTCTTGCAGAACAGAATAAAGCATCATGAGTTCTGAACTGAAACTAACGAATTTAAAACACGCTAGTTCTGGCAGTAATAATATTGTGCTGGCTAGTGATGGAAATGTAGGTATTACAAATACTTTAAATGCAAGCGGAAATATTGATTTAAATGGAAACGAATTAATTTTAGATTCGGATGCAGACTCAAGTATTACGGCAGATACGGATGACAGGATAGATTTTAAGGTTGGTGGTTCTGACAAGTTCCAAATCATGTCCGATGGTGCTATTCAATACCAAGGGACAGATCATGGGAAAATGATAATTGAGACGGGACAATCCGGTGGAACTGCAGTTGGTACAACCCATGATTTTACTGTTGAAACTGATACAAGAAACATTGAGGTAATGGCGTATCGGTCACTATCTAGTGGTGGATTTATGTCGGGGAGATATGCGATTTGTTCTTGCGATGCAAATGGGACAGGTTTGTCATTAAATGAAATATGGAGTATTGGGGGAAGTGGTGAAAGCGGAGATAAACCTTCTTTTTCAAAAACTAATGGAACTACTTTTAGAGTAACATTTCATGCCAGTACAGGGTCAAATTATACCCCTGTCCATTATTATATAAGAGTCATAATTTCATAAAAAGTGAATATGTTTTTATACTTTGATGATTCAGGAAAGTTGTTTTTAAATTCAACAAGCCCAAATGCAGGTTTTTTAAAAGATGATAAAGAATACAATACATCAATTAAACATGATGATTTTATTTCAGGTCATGATTATCAATTAAAAGATGGGGAAATAATTGATTTGGGTAAAATAAAGCAAACTAAACCAGAATAAAAATCATGCCTTCGGATCTCCAGATAACGAATATAAAAGACCAAGCAAATGCTAATTCTGCAATTACAATAGCATCAGATGGTCAGATCACGGTTAATCAGAATAATCCTACGCTGACGTTAGGTTCAAATACTACTTTAAGTAGCACAGTTTCTTTAGCAAATGCGACTTTTCCTGCTGGTCATGTGATTCAAACATTTACAGATACACATACTGTAACCGGACCTATAAGTATAACCTCTTCTGATGATTATCTAGGTAGTGATCTTCAAGTTACAATCACACCTAAAGCAACTGGAAATAAATTATTTATTCAAGCATTCATTCATGGCGTTTATAACGAAGGGGGGATCAATAGGGGTTTACATGCCGGGTTCGCTTATGATGCGAATTTTAGTTCAGGAAATGGGACAACAATCGGGCCTAGAGCAGTTATTGCAGATTACCATAACTATATAGGTACAAGCACTGGCATGTTGGGAAATTTAGAATATTCAATTATTGTTACAGTTGGAACTAATGCCCCATCAGCAGGGTCGGCATCTATAATTAGGCCAATTTTTTTATCAAGTAGTAGTAACGTTTCAATTGCCACAAATTCTTCCAGTTCTAAAGGCGTTTTTTCAATGATGGTCATGGAAATACAAGCATGAATTTTAACAAACCAAGCTATATAACTGCTGTCAAAGCCTTAGTAGGAGGCAATATTGGTGGCTATAACGATGGACCAATTGGGAAAATTAAATTCTTTGATGGTCAAACACCACCAACTGAAGAAGCAATTCAGGACAAGTTAAAAGAGCTAGAAGACGAGTACGAAAAACAGGCTTACGCTAGGTCAAGGCTACAAGAATACCCAGATTTACAAGAATGTATTCACGCAATTTTAGATGATGATTTAACTGCATTACAAGCAAAGCGGAAACTGGTAAAAGATAAATTTCCAAAGCCATGAAAACGATTGAGGAAATTGACCAGGAAATCAACCAGGTTCAAATTAAAATTAATGAATTAGCAACCCATCAACAAAGACTTTTAGGCTACCGTGAAGCATTAATCGAAATCGATCAAAATAATGGCACTACAAAAGGCGATGGTTCCGATCGATCTAAGCGGAAGCATTGACACAAAAACTGATGAAAAGCTGGTCCTTCCTACCAATCTTATTGAGCTGGAAAACGGAGTCTTTACAAAAGGATCCGTCATCACCAAACGCTATGGATATGATGCACTCAGCACAACGGTGATCGATGGCTCTGCACTTCCTACCGGTGAGGCATTAAGCAGCCTCGAGGACGAGCTCCTCGTCTTTGGTTCAAATAAACTTTATACCTATGCTTCAGGCCTCGATCGCTGGATCGATCGCGGAGGATTCCGATCGGTTGATGCGACCGCCCAGGATTTGATCCGAAATGAAAACGAGCAGTCTGCAGTGGATTCAGCAGAATCTGGAGGGATCATATTGTATGCCTGGGAAGACAGCAGCGGCGGGGTTCGCGCCAGTGTCGTCGATAGTGCAAACGACCTGGTCGTCTTGGAAGATGTTTCCATAACCACTGGAGGCCAAACTCCAAGATGCGTCGCTCAAGGTCGATTCCTTACAGTGATCTATCATGACAAGACTGCTGGGGAATCGATTAGATCCCGGCAGATTGATATCAGCTCACCCGATAGTTTTGCGACCGCCACGGTTATTGTTTCCGATATTTCATCAACTGGTTTTTTGGATGTTTCCGCATATGACCCAAACTATAACGATGCGGTCATGGCATACACCGACAGCTCTTCGACGGTAAAGGTTTGTTTTATTACGGAGACAGGAGCACTTGGTCAGGGAAGTAATGGATACCCCGACAGAATTACGATATCAACCCAGGCCGAGGACGCAATCACGATCTATTGCGATTATACGACCAGCACCGATCTTTTTGTTGCACTTTCCAAAAATTCCGACAGCTCAGGGTTAAAGGTTTACCGATATGCATCAGATTTTTCTGCAGTAGCTAACGCCGCTGGAGGAGATGCAACCGAGATTAAGCGAATCGGTATGTGTTTCAATGCAGATGGAAACCTGGATATTTACTATGAACACTCTGCTGCTCAGACCTACAATCATCTTTTAAATAAGCGAGTTTTTACACTCTCAAGCAATTCCCTCGGGAGTGCAGTTGTCGTCATGCGATCGGTCGGTCTGGTATCAAGACCTTTCCTCTACAGCGGGACCACATACATCTGGGTCCTTCATTCAAGCTCCCTGCAGCCTACCTATTTCCTCATAGATTCCTCCGGGTTGGTACTTGGCAAATATAAGCAGTCCACCTCCGGAGCGTTCCCGACCAGGCCGATCCCAACATCACTGACAAATATAACAGCAGGGATCTTTGAGCTCCCGGTTCAGGTCGTCACCAGGTTGGAATCCAGAGATAACGATGTTTATGGATTGAAGGGACTTTCCAGGATCAAAGCAGATTTTGTCGGTGGAAGAACTTTTTTAAACCGCGAGCTGGGAGAGGTGCTGAACCTCGGCGGGGGGTTCCTGAGCAGCTACGATTCCCAGGTCATCGATGAGCTCGGATTTCATATCTACCCGGAAAACGTCACGGTAGGAACAGCGACCAGCGGCGGATCTCTAGTCAATGGGACTTATTCTTATAAAGTCATTTATTCGTACACTGATGCAAAAGGACATATTCATCAGAGCTCTCCTTCAGTGGGCGTGTCAAAAGAAGCAACCGGTTCCAATGCTTCAATCCATACATTAACAATCCCGACACTTAGGATCACTGATCATGCAGCAGTCACGATCGAAGTCTACCGGACAATTGCTGGACCTGGTTCGATTTATTACAAGATTGGAACGGTCGCAAATAGCACCTCAGCTGATACCGTAAGCTTTGCAGATAGCGGGGCAATAACGGACGCGGACCTGGTTGCAAAGCAATCTCTCTACACGACCGGGAACGTCCTGGCAAACATAGCTCCCCCGGCAACCTCGGTGCTTGGTGTATTTGGGCAGCGTCTTTTCGCTGTAAGCTCGGAAAATCCCCAGCAGCTTTATTACAGTCAGAAAACAACCGGAAACGCGGCAATCAAATTCTCAGACGTTTTCAAAATTACAGTTCCAGAAGCTAAGGGAATCACCGGGATCCAGGCAATGGATGAAAAGCTGATCCTGTTTGAAGACAATCGGATCTTTTCCCTGA